AGGAAGCAGTAGAGGAAACGACAGAACCAGAGAAACAGGAACCGCAGGAAGAAACAACAAAAGAAGAACCACAGCAGTTCTTTAAATAAAAGAAAGGAGCAACACAATGAAACATTTTAATTTAGAGGAGTTTGCAGGAGGGAAACTTTCAGTACAGCTCAACAAAGCATTAGAAAAGGTTACTGAAAATATTCAGGATCCGAACACTGATGCACAGAAGGTAAGAAAGATTAATGTGTCAATCTCTCTTCGTCCAAACGATGAGAGAAATTTTGTATCAACTACAGTTGAAACGAAGTTAAGTCTTGCACCAGAGCTTGGAGCTACAACAGCCCTGAGTATGGGACGTGATCTCCGTACCGGAGAGGTTGAAGCGATCGAGATTTTTAACCAGATTCCGGGGCAGATGAGTGTCAATGATGTGATTGATCAGGATGAGGAAGAGCCACAGAAAGCCTTTGATCCGGACACTGGGGAAATCTATGAACCAAGCAACAAAGTCATTGATTTAAGAAAAGCAAAACAGGCATAAACAGGAGGTACATAACAATGGATAACACATTTTTAAGAGAAGCAATCGAAAAGATCGAAGAACTGACAGATAGTGCAAGAGAGCCACACGTTGTAAAGATCGCAGGAAAGACTTATTGCGATAAATCTATGTCACGATATGACAAAGAAGAGTTTGCAGAACCATTGACAGCTACAAGTCTTAATTCCCTGATTGATTATATCAGCGGAAAAAGCGAAGAGTTAAGAGAATCTATGATCATTCACGTAGAATCTCCAACAAGAGTAAGATTATTATCTGGTCTTACACAGGAAAGAAATCGAGAAGAATTATTCCGCGTAGGTACAAATCCAAATGGTTTTGATTTCGATCATTACTATGATCAGGAAGCATTTGTAATTAACATGCAGACTGCCTTTAAACAGAGTGATGAAACAGAACTGATTCTTTCAGTTGCCGGAAACGTAGAAAATAAAACAGTGGCCAACTATGGAGATGATGGAGTCAGCCAGAAGGCTACGATCACTAAAGGCATTGCAGGAAAAGAAGATGTGATCGTACCGAATCCGGTAACACTTCGTCCATATCGTACATTTTTGGAAGTAGAACAGCCAGAAAGCAAGTTTATCTTCCGAATCAGAGAAGGTTCCGATGGGCAGCCAATGTTTAAATTGGTAGAAGCTGATGGTGGACTTTGGAAGTATGAAGCAGTAGATGCTATCAAGAAATATTTAACAGAGAATTTACCGGAAGAACTGTTAAAAGTGATCACGATCATCGGGTAACAGTTATGGAGACAGTTAGATTTACAGTCCCTGGTGAACCGAAAGGAAAAGCCAGGGCAAGAACTGTCCGTAGTAAAGGTGGTGGAACATTCTCATATACGCCAGAAGGTACTATGTTATACGAGAATCTGATCAAGTGCTGTTACAGGCAGGAATCAAATAACATCATTTTTAATGACGGACAGCCTTTAAAAGTAACGATCATGGCTTATTATCCGATCGTTAAGAGTACAAGCAAGAAAAAGAAACAACAGATGTTGGAAGATCTTATGTTTCCAACGAAGAAACCAGACATTGATAACATTGCAAAAAGCATTCTGGATGCATTGAATAAACTAGCATACAGAGATGATACGCAGGTGGTAACGCTGCATATGGAAAAGCATTATGCAGAGGACCCACGAGTTGAAGTAGAGATAGAAGAAATCAAAAATGGATGATTTGAATTTTCCAAAATGGAATCCTAGATGGCAAACAATTAGAAATATCAATTCAGATAATCTAAAAATCCGATATAAAGCATTGAGAAACGCATCTTCTAATTTTATCGCTAGGAAAGATGTAAAAGAGTATATCAAAGCAAAGTATCAGAATAAATGCTGTATATGTGGCAGCAGAGAGCATTTACAAATAGATCATGTTGTATCTGTTCTTCAGTTTGCGCAAAAGAGACTTCCATACAAGGATTTAAACAAAGAAGATAATTTAGCATTGTTATGTAGAAGCTGCAATGCAGCGAAAGAACCATAAACGGAAGGTGGTGTTCTTAAAGTGGGCCGTAAACCCAAAACAGGACTAGATTACTTTCCTAAAGATGTCGATTATTACGACGATTTTAACATCATGGATCTGATGAACGAATATGGTCCATTAGGACAGACCATCTATGATGTTGTTCTATGCATGATTTATCATGAAGGATATTACCTGGAAGTTCCTAAAATGGAGCAGTTAGCGGTAAAAATAATCAAAACCATTGGTAACCGCTGGGTAAAGAAAAAGGACTTTGTGTTACAAGTAATTCATTATTGTGCGGAGATAGGCCTTTTCGATCAAGACCTCCTGAATCAAAATGTTATTACCTCTGTTGGAGTTCAGCGACGCTATAAAGAAGTGACTGTTAGGAACAAAGTCGATAGAAGTAAATATTGGTTGATTGATGAAAACGGTCAACCTTTATTAAATGTACCACAAAATAGCATTTCTGTAACAGAAACAAGCATTTCTGCAACAGAAAAAGATATTTCTGCAACAGAAAAACGACAAAAGGAAAGTAAAGTAAATAAAAATATATATTATAGCAATCCAGATCTGAACAGAGAGTTCTGTCTTTATCTTGATATGAGGAATCATACTGGACCAACATTATCTGCAGAACAGATCAATGCCTTGAAAGAAGAACTAGATTCTCTGGCTGAGAATGATTCTGATAAGTTGGGCATTGTAAGAAAAGCATTTGGTGGAGGATATAAGAGTTTCTTCCCTACGTCAAAGAAACGGAAGAAATCAACACCGAAACCAAAGAAAGAAGAAACTATACACAATTTTACACAGCGAGAAGTGAAAGATTGTGAGTTTGAGAATCTGGAAAGACAGTTATTAAAGAAACAATTAGGAGGTGACATAACGTATGGATAATTTAATTTCTGTTAATTATGATGCAGATCAGCCTTGTGTATCGGCAAGAGATTTGCACCAACAACTGAATATTAGAACCCAGTATACAAAGTGGTTTGAAAGAATGAAAGAGTATGGTTTTACAGAAAACGAAGACTTCAAAGCTATTAGTCATAAAAGACTAACAGCTCAAGGAAACGAAACTACATATATTGACCATGAAATTTCTATTGATATGGCAAAACAGATATGTATGATTCAGAGATCGCCAGAAGGGAAACAGATTCGACAGTATTTCCTTGATCTTGAGAAAGCATGAAACACGCCAGAGCAGATCTTTGCTAGAGCGTTGAAGATGGCGGATAAGACTATTGATCAACTAAAATCGAAAAATGCGACGTTGATTGAAGACAATGAACGTATGAAGCCTAAAGAAATCTTTGCTGATGCAGTAACAGCGAGTAAAGATTCTATTCTGATCGGAGATTTAGCAAAAATTCTTAAGCAAAAAGGAATTGATATTGGTCAAAACAGACTGTTTCAAAAACTCAGAAATAACGGATATTTAATCCAAAGAAGAGGTCCAAGTTGGAATATGCCAACACAAAAGAGCATGGAAATGAGATTGTTTGAAGTTGAAGAAAGAACGATCACAAATCCGGATGGAACGACAAAGATCAGAAAGACTACAAAGGTTACTGGTAAAGGGCAGCAGTACTTTATTAATAAGTTATTGGCAGTAATGTAAAGTAGAAAGGAGTACCATTACAGACAACTTAATTCTTTACCTGATTAAGATTTCTCAAGTAACTATTAACAAATCATACGATGTAAACATATTTTTTCAAGTTTCTGTTTATTTTCATGATCTAGATTCAGTATTACAATTATCATTTTGCAAACCACAAACAAGGAATCGCAATGAATTATACAATCAGGCAAAAAGTAATAGGACAGTGATTGGGATAATTCATTGTTTCAGGTAAAGAATTAAGTTGTCTGTGATCATACGAGTAAGAGGAAATAACGATGGGAAAATTAGATAAAGAGCAGGAAGCAAGAATGGCAGGAATGGCATATGCGTTAGGGATTGCAGAAAAAAAGGGAATTGATGGATTAAGAAAAGAGCTTCAGATGCGAGGAGCATTGAGAGTTGGACTTCTGATCGACAACGACAGATTAGATAAAGCTTTTGAAATCCTAGCAACAACACTCTATGGAAACATCATGACAACAGCATTATCAGCACTGGCAGATAGCGAAGGCTTTGGAGAAAAGAGGCTTCGAAGATTCAAAGAAGCATATGATCATAAATCCATGTGCCTGGTATCTCTGGATCAGTACGCAGAACATTTTGTAACATTTGAAGACATGGCAATTGATTTAAAGAAACGTTATAACATCGACATGAATGCAGAAATGATTGCATCAAACCAGGAAGTGATCGATAAAGGGCGAAGAGTGTTACCGAATGTAATCAAGTTATTGGAGCATGAGAATCAACACGAAGCAGCAGACGTATTAAGAGAACATTTACATGAGGCGGTGGCAGTATGGTAAACAAGAAAGAATTTAAAGGCTACATCTGTGAGATCACAGGTAAACCGATCAGAAAAATGAAGTTGTGTCCGGACAAGCAGCAGAAGCTAAAGGTTCGGATCAAGTGTGATGATAGTTGCATTCATTGTGAGAAGGAAGTGATTGATAATGACTGACGAAGAAAAAAGAATGGTGGAATTTAACAACTACATAGATGGTCTGATTGAATTTATGAATGGGGAAAATGATGACTTTGAACCGATTCCGATACCAAAAGAAGTTGATGATGAAATGCAGAAAGATCGTTTCTATTAATTGTTAAAGAAAGTTAAGGAACAACTAATATATCAATTAATACATCAACTAAGAGATTAAGGAGAAGAGAATATGAATTTAGAAGAAACTATCAAACACACAAGAAAAAAAGCAGAAGAAATGGCAACAAAAAGCGTTGAATTATTTCCAAGTTGCGAGGGCAGAAAATACTTAGATTGTGCGGAAGAATATTATCAACTTGCAGACTGGTTGGAAGAGCTGAAAGAGTTGAGGAAATACAAAGAAAAATATAGATGGCACAATGTAAAAGAACATCCAGATGATTTGCCAAATGGCAACTATCTTAAAGGGGTATGGTTTGATGTGATTTTATTTAAAATTAAAAATTCTCCAACAAGATTAAATATGCAGTATTGCGAAGATTTAGGGTTTGGCTTTTACCAGAGTAGTAAAAATAGTAGGAGAAAATTTATTACAGCAGGCGAAGCAAACTTAACCGAAGTGGTTGCATGGCGAGAGATTGAAGAATTTGAAAGCGAGGAAGAATAATGGATAGAGGGGGATTAAGAATATGATCATTGGATTTTTAAGCGGATTATTTATCGGAGCAGTTGCAGGAGTGGCAGTGATGTCACTCTGTGCTGCAGCGAAAGAGAGGGATGAGTTATGACAATAACAGAGAATCTTACAGGTATTGTAAAAGAAGACCAGGAAAGACCAAGGACAGTGACAAATATTCTGGAAGAAGTTAGAACTGAGATGTGTGATGGTTATTGCGTATATCCAAGAATAACGCCGAATGATTATGAAAAATATAAAAGGATATGCGATGAAGAATGTCCACTGAACAAATTATAAGGAGTGATACATAAATGGGATATCAAGATTGTCCATGTTTCAAGTGTGATCATGGTGGAGAAAGAGAAAAACGAGTTGAATGCCGAAGAAAGTGTACTGAATTTACTGCATGGAAGTTAAGCATGCAGGCGATCAGACAGAAAAAGAAAGAAGATAAAGACAAATACTATTCGACGACCAAAGGAAAGCTTTACAAAAGAAACCTGATGAAGCAAAAAGGTGGAAGAAAGATATGGTAGATCCATGCAAGGCCTGTGCAGAGATAATCTGCATGGGCATTTGTGCCGATCGGGCGCAATACAAGCAAGAGTATCAGGAGATGGCGGATCGGATAAGGCAGCAGATAATAAATCGTAACAGGAGGGGAGAACGTGGACAAGAACGTACTGATCCAATATTGTGACATGAAAGAAGAAATTAAAGATTTAAGGAGAAGAATCACAGAGACTGAAAAGCAGATCTTCAGAATTGCAGAAGAAGGAACGGTAAAAGACACAGTAAGCGGTGGCATGGGTGGAATACAGCATTTTGTGGTGGAAGGTATGCCAGTACCAGAACTTAGCAGAAAGAGGCTGCTGCTTAATAAACGAAAAGCTATGTTGATCGAAAAAGAAAATGAACTTCTGGAACTCATGAATCAAGCGGAAGAATATATAAATAGCATTGAGAAGAGCGAACTAAGAATGATGTTTAGATTTTATTACATTGATGGCATGACGTGGCTGCAGGTAGCACATAAGATGAATCAGTTACACCCTAAAAGGCGAGTAGCTTATACAGAAGACAGTTGTAGAATGAGAAATACAAGATTTTTTCAAGAAAATTAGAAAATGTTCGGTCACGTTCGCAAAAAATAGGCTAATATATAGGCTAGAGCGATTAGATGAAGCGATACTTCATAATTAATCCTCTTCTTTTTTACTTATGAATGAACTCGGGTGATCTTCGGACCCCGAGTCTTTTTATGTCTAAATTTAGAAAGGATGGTAACGAATGAAACAGTACATTGGAACAAAAATCGTTAAAGCAGAACCGATGACAAGAGGTGATTATAACAATTATCGAGGATAGCAGATTCCTGCAGATGAAGATCCGACGGATGAAGGATACTTGATGGAATATGAGAATGGACATGAGCAGTGGTTGCCAAAAGAAATGTTCGAAGCTGATTATATCGAATATGACAAAAACAAATTACCGGCAACAGCTGTTGGCATGATAAGTACAGATTATAAAGAACGTTTCAAGGCAGAATATGCTCAGTTAGTAATTCGTTATGAAGGATTAAAGGGAATGCTTAAAAAGTGGGATGATGGAACACTTGAGTTTGAACCAACTTGCCCACGTAGCATTTACAACATGCAGATCAAAGCAATGTCTGAGTATATTGCAGTGCTTGAAGCAAGGGCAGTAATTGAAAATGTAGATTTGATGTCTGAGTAAAAGGAGAAGCAAAATGATTATTACAGGAATGGATCACTTCCAGAGTGTTTGCAAAAGAAAAATGGTTGATTGGTATAACAAGAGCGATAACCCATACAAAGGACTTAACGACGTTCAACCGGTTGATCTGAGTAATGTATTTGTTGTATGGAGCTGCAAGACCTTGCAAAATTACAAATGCCTGGTATCTATGCAGAATACACGTACAACGGAGACAAACAGGAACTATATGAGGACGTGTATAAGAAGCTGACAAATACATGTCACACAGAAGAATAAAAGCCGGAGCAATCCGGCATAAGGACCTCTAGCTCAGCAGGTCAGAGCAGTCGGCTCATAACCGATCGGTCCAGGGTTCGAGTCCCCGGAGGTCCATTTAAGAAATAAGAAAGAAGGTGGTAATGTTTGAATGAAGAAAAAAACTACATATTGGCAGAATCCGATTACGTGGCCGGAATGAAGTATAAAGACATTGCTGCCAAGTATGGAGTCTCGATAAATACTGTGAAATCGTGGAAGAAACGATACGCATGGTCGAGGAACAAAAAGACAGGATGCATCCAAAAGGGGTGCACACAAAATAAAAAGGGTGCACACAAAAAAGAAGCCGTTGCAGAGGATGTAAGTCAAGTTGTAATTAACGATGAACTTACCGATCAGCAGCAGCTTTTTTGTTTGTATCAATCTAGGATGTTTAATTATACGAAAGCATACATGAAAGCTTATCCAGGATGTACTTATGCATCTGCTGCCGTATTAGGAAGCAGGCTTATGAAGAATCCAGTGATCAGAAAAGAGATTGAACAGCTAAAGCAGAATCATATGAACAGGGAACTGCTAAAACAGGAAGATATCTTTCAAAAGTACATGGATATTGCGTTTGCAGATGTGACAGATTATGTATCGTTTGGGCGAGAAAATATTCAAGTCATGGGCGCTTTTGGTCCAGTAATGGTAGAAAACAAAGAAACTGGAGAGAAGGAAGTTCTCGAAAAAGAAGTCAATACTGTGAAATTCAAACAATCTGAAGATGTTGATGGAACGCTGATCACGGAAGTGAAGCAAGGAAAAGACGGAGCGAGCATTAAGCTGGTTGATAAGATGAAAGCTTTGCAATGGCTTGCAGACCATATGGATATTGCTACAGCTGAACAGAAAGCTAAGATCGAACAGATTAGAGCTAAGACAGCGATCATGTCCGGAACATCCGAAGAAGAGACAGAAGACGATGGATTCATCGAAGCCTTAAAAGGTGAGGTGGCAGATGTATGGGAAGAAGAATAAAGAAAGCTGTCTTTAAGTTTCGGCCGTTCTCTAAGAAGCAGAAAAAGATACTTACCTGGTGGCTACCAAATTCGCCAGTGCATGATCAAGATGGAATCATAGCAGATGGAGCAATCCGATCGGGAAAAACTATTTCTATGTGCTTATCTTTTGCAATGTGGGCAATGGAAACCTTCAACGGACAGAACTTTGGTATGTGTGGGAAAACGATCGGTTCTTTCCGGAGAAACGTACTCTTTTGGTTAAAGCTTATGCTTAAGAGTCGAGGGTATCACGTTGAAGATCATAGAGCTGATAACTTAGTTGTTATCCGGAGAGGTGGCAAAGAAAATTATTTTTACATCTTTGGCGGTAAGGATGAGCGATCCCAGGATTTGATACAGGGTATCACACTTGCAGGAGTCTTTTTTGATGAAGTTGCATTGATGCCTGAATCTTTTGTTAATCAGGCAACAGGACGTTGTTCTGTTGATGGATCAAAATATTGGTTCAACTGTAACCCAGATGGGCCGTATCACTGGTTTAAAACTAACTGGATTGATCGTGCAGATGAAAAGAAACTTGTCTATCTACACTTTACGATGGACGACAATTTAAGCTTATCTGAGCAAATTAAAGCACGATATCGAGCAATGTATACCGGAGTGTTTTATAAGCGTTATATCTTAGGTCTGTGGGCCGTAGCTGAGGGAATTATTTACGACATGTTTAATATAGAAAAGCATGTCACATCAGAAAAGCTGTCAACAACCGGCAGTAAATACGTCAGTGTCGATTATGGTACACAGAATGCGACAGTATATCTTTTATGGGAGAAGAACCAGAAAGGTCAGTGGGTTGCTACGAAAGAATATTACTATTCTGGCCGAGATGAGACCACGCAGAAGACCGATGGAGAGTATGCAAATGACATGGAAGAGTTCCTGGAAGGAATCAATGTTGAATCAATCATTGTCGATCCGGCAGCCGCATCCTTTATCGCAGAACTTAAGAAACGAGGATTTAAGGTTAAGAAAGCAAAGAATGATGTACTTGATGGTATTCGATTTGTCGGAAATCTGTTAAATCTAAGTGTATTACAGTTCTCTGAATGTTGTAAAGAAACAATCAAAGAGTTCGGTTCTTATATCTGGGATGACAAGGCATTGGAACGTGGAGAAGATAAACCAGTGAAGCAGCATGATCATTGTATGGATGCAGTGAGATATTTTGCTTACACGATCGTAAGACGTGAACGAAAATGGAGTTGATTAAATGATAAAAGAAATTATTGAGCGAATAAGGCAGGTGATAAGAAAAATGCTTGGAAAAGAAAATATCAGGGATGCGATCGGAGTTGATGTTGCCGTATCGGATAAGATGGCAAGAGAAATTGATCTCTGGTCGAAGATGTATAAAAATCAACCGCCTTGGAAAAGAAAAGAGCTGAAGCTTTGTGGGTTACCTGCAGCTATTGCTGGAGAATTTGCAAGGCTTGTTACACTGGAATTAAAAACAGAGATTACAGGGAATAAGTTTCTCAATGATGAATACCAAACTGTGACTGATAACATACGAACGTATGCGGAATATGCCTGTGCAAAAGGTGGACTTGCAATGAAACCTTATGTATCTGATGGGCATATAGAAGTTGACATGGTTCAAGCTGATCACTTTTTCCCAACAAAATTTAATTCCAGAGGGGAAGTTATCGCAGCGGTCTTTATGGAAACTGTAACGATCGGGAAACAGGTATATACAAGATTGGAATACCATCAGCATGATGAGAACACTACATATCACATTATGAATAAGGCTTTTGTAAGACAGGATCTTGATAATGTTGAGGTATTGGGAAAAGAAGTACCGCTTAGTGCTGTACCAGAGTGGGCAAATCTGGAAGAAGCTGTCACGATCTTAAACGTGAAAAAGCCGTTATTCGCATACTTCAAGATACCAAATGCAAATAATGTCGATGATTCATCTCCGTTGGGAGTATCTGTGTATTCCAGAGCAATCGATGATATCAAAGAAGCTGATTATCAATGGACGAGAATCTTATGGGAATATGAGGGATCTGAACTGGCAATCGATGCAGACATTGGGCTATTTAAACGTAAAGAAAACGGAGAATTTGATCTTCCAAAAGGAAAAGAAAGACTCTTTCGGATGATGGACTTTGACGAAGATCACGACCAGTATAAAGTGTTTGCACCGCCAATCCGTGACGAAAGTCTTATCAATGGATTCAATACAATTCTTCGCAGGATTGAGTTTAACGTAGGTCTCGCCTATGGAACATTAAGTGATCCAAACACAGTCGATAAGACTGCAGAAGAAATTAGGGCAAGTAAACAGCGATCATACAGCACTGTATCTGATATTCAGAAAGCTCTGCAAAAAGCATTAGAGCAGTTAGTTTATGCAATGGATGTGATCGCACAACTTGCCAATCTGAATGGCGGAAAGAAATACGAGATTAGTTTTGATTGGGATGACTCCATTGTGATAGACAAAGAACAGGAACTGCAGAGTATGCAGCAGGATGCAACAGCAGGACTGATCCGGAAAGAAATATACATTGCGGCAAAGTATGGAGTATCTGAAGAAGAGGCGTTGAAAATGATGCCGGCACAGGATGATCGCTTCAATATCCAGGAAGAGTAGGTGATCATAGATGCTTGATCCGAAGTATTTGGAACGCTTCTCTGATCAGTTACTTGGCATTATTGACACTCTGACAATAGCGATCATATCTGATATGGCAAAAAGAATCGTAAAGATGGGAAATGTATCAGAGTCAACAAAACATCAGGCTGAAGTTTTACAGAATGCAGGTCTTGTTTATAAAGATACGATCAAGCGAGTAAGTCAGGTATCTGGATATCAAAAGCATGAAGTTCAGAGAATGTATGAAGAAGCAGGTGTTAGGAATTTAAAGAATGAGGCTGTATATTACAAACAGGCAGGCAAAGAAGATATTAAGTTAAATCAGTCCAATGGAATGCAGAGAATCTTGCAAGCAAATATCAGAAAAACATGCCAGGAACTTGATAATCTCACGATGACAACCGCAGTAAGATCACAGTCAGCTTACATACAAGCTTGTAATAGAGCACAGATGAAAGTTAGTTCTGGAGCATTCAGTTATGACAAAGCGATTGCGGATGCAATCAAAGAGGCAGCAGTGCAAGGAACAGAAGTTTTATATCCATCACAGCATATTGATAAATTAGATGTCGCAGTACGAAGAGCAGTGCTTACAGGGGTCAATCAGACGGCAGCAGAAATTAATTTGCAATACGCAGCAGATCAAGACTGTGATTATGTTGAAACAACTGCACATGAAGGAGCAAGACCAGAACATGCCGTATGGCAAGGGAAGGTCTTTTGTTTATCTGGGACTGATCCGAAGTATGAAAACTTCTATGAAGCGACAGGATATGGAACAGGGCCAGGTTTATGTGGTTGGAATTGCCGACATAACTTTCATGCGTGTTTTCCTGGAATATCAACACCATCTTATACACAAGAGATGTTGGATGATTATTCTGCAAAGAATGTAGAATACAACGGAAAGCAATTTACTGAATATGAAGCAAGTCAAATGCAGAGAGGGCATGAACGACAGATCAGAGAGACAAAGAGAAAACTTGCTGGATATAATTCAGCGATCAATGAAGCGAAAGATGATACCTTAAAAAATACTTTACAGAATCGGTTTAATGAAGAATCTGTGAGATTAAAGAAACAGGAAGCAGCATTAAAAGCTTTCTGCAAAGAAACAGGAAGGCGATATGAGTCTGCCAGAGCTCAGACCCATGCGGTGAAGAACAAAGCAGGAGATATCGTTGGATTCAATCGGAGCGTTGCACAGAAGGCTGTATGGCAAGATCGAAAGAATACCTTTAAGAATCAAATGTCTAAACAGTTAGAGAAACTGACGAACGAAGAAAAGAAAGCGATCTGGCGATATACTGGTAATGCAGCAAACCGAGTGAACAGTGCAATATATTCTGGAAAACAGCAAAGAATTGATCAGGAAAAAGGATTTATGGATCTGTTGGATTCTGCATTAAGTAAAGGTACTGCAGAACATAAAATGGTAGTTCATCGTGATACGATTCCAGAATATTTAAATGCATTTCCAAAAGGTTTTCAATATTCCGAAGAGGATATAAAAAGAATGAATGGAATGACCTTAACGAATAAAGGTTATACATCTACATCTTTTCATGACATAATG